AAACGAAGCAATAAGCTGGCTTAACAACCAGCTTATTTTATTGCAAGATCCTAGTATGATTAAAGAATCAGACGTAACCGATAATACGGTTGTACCTGACGGGTTCGTTAAATTAGTCGGTCAGCATCCACTATGCCGGACAGGGAATATATTTAAAATACTAGACGGTTCAACCACGGTATCAGCACGGTATTGGGCTAACAAATCAAGAATAACATCTGTAGAGGATACTCTTAATTTTACTGACCAGTATTATGATGTACTTGTGCAGTATGCTACAATTGCGACTTTAAATAAATTGGGCAAGCCAATCAGCCAGGACTCAGAACTGTTCAAACAGTTGAATGATCTGTTTGTGCAAGCAAGAAAGGCAGGTTAATCATGGCAACTATCGTTAGCCAAATACTTACTAAGATACGCAGAAAGTTAAAAGATTCAGGTAAGCTAATATATTCAGATGCAGAACTTATTGAGTATGTTAATGATTCCATTGATTTTGTTACCAGTGAATTGATTTCACTTGGCGATCCTGAAATGATAAACGAAGTTACAATGTCTAGTGGAGACACGATTCCCGATGATTATTTTTCTTTAGTAGGAATCCATAAAGTTTATATGAAGGCTGGTTGCTTATATCATCTAGACAATCAGTCTTCTTTTTCTATTCGGTATTTTGCTACTAAATCGAAAGTAACAAAAGAGACGGATACGCTTCCGCATAAACCAATTTATGATGTGGTGATTGTGAACTTAGCCGCTATTTATGCAACAAATCGTGATAATCTCGGCGTTTCCCAGGATAGCCAACTATTGCAGCAGCTACGGCAATTGATTGATACAGGGAAAATAAAAGCAAGCGGTCAGCAACCGCAAGTAGTGCAAAAAGGGTAAGGAGGTGTGTTAATGTCTAATCCTTTAGTTTCTGAGGCAATCGCTAATATTCGCATTCGAATTCGTGACAGAACCGCTATTGGCTATGTAAATGACGAATTAATTACATACATAAATGATGCAATTAATCAATTATCATTATATCTTATCAGCATCTGTGACCCGGAAATGGTTGTACAGAAAGAATTAACCGATGGAGACGATGTGCCAGATGACTATTGTAAATTAGCTGGAGAGTACGGCGTCTTTATTGATAACGGAGTCTTTAGGACGCAAGACACAGAATTAACGATCCGCTATTATGCTGCAAAAGATAATATATCTGTGGAAACGGATGAGCTTCCTTTTAAACGTCTGTACCTTGGTGTATTATCGCAGATGGCAGCTATCTATGCGCTGAATCGAAATGAGTTTGATATTACGCAAGACCAGAAGCTGCTTGATGGGATACTGCAACTAATAGGGGCTGGTAAAGATGAAGTTAGCAGCAAAACATAATAACCAGATAGAAACTGACCTAATGTCTTTTATTGGCGGCGTAAACTACTCAGTACCGATTGATGGGTTAGATATTAAAGAAGCCCAGGTGCTAGAAAATTGGAATATGGATGCGTATACTGGTATGTTAACAACAAGTGGTGGTTTGCGAGAAGTCTACTCTTTTACTAGCGACATTGAAACAATGTTCATTGACAACGATGGTTGTTTTTTCTTTTCTAATACTAGTAAGCTATATAAGACAGATCTGTCTAGCCTCTTAAATACCTATACTCTATCAGGTACTAAATTACCGTCATATACCAGATTTGATAAAAAAATAGTGATCTGTTCTGGTGGTAGTATTCAGTATTATGATAAGCAAAAAACGAGCAAAGGGTTACAAACGATCACGGATACCACGGCACCTAATGCCGATAATGCTTTTATTAGGAATGGACGCGTTGTAGTTTACAATAGTGCCGATGACTATCTGTATCACTCTGGCGTAGGTGATGTGACAAATTGGATATTTGCAAGCACTTCAGGTATTGATAATCCTACTAAAATAAAATTAACACCGACTACCACGGGTAGCTTGGAAACGGCATACCACGTTGATAAATTAGTACTTACAGCGACTGCTACAGCTTCAGGAAACGTTACTTTAACGTTTGACGGTGATGTTGCATATACCGTAACAATAGCTGATGATGATACTGCAGCGTCTATCGCCCAAAAGATCATCAATGCAAACGATTATAAAGGGTGGACGCTCACTCTCGATGCTGCCACTATCACATTTACCGCAACTAAAAGAGGAAAAAAAGATCAATTAGCCTATAATTATGGAAGCACAGGTGCGTTAGGTACAGTGGAACAACAGGAGGAAGGATCAGGCGTATACTGGTATAAAGTGTCGGCTATAAAAAATATAGCTACTGCTGATCTTGATCCGGTATATGCTGAAACCGATGCGTCTGAAACTCAGAAAATCACTTTGACAGCAAACGGTGGAATAAAGGTAAGTTGGTCATCCATCGTTGATGCGGTAAAGTATAAAGTATACGGTCGGACAGAAGAAGAATTAACTTTACTCACTACTGTAACTGATACGGAATGGACGGATGACGGTTCTTCCTATAACCTTGGTGATGAACCTCCGACAGTAAATAATACAGCCTATACCCACATAGACAGCGATGCTACAAAAATAGAGATTGGTTATAAAGACGATGGTTTTATTAATGCTATTGTCGAGCTAAGTAGCGATGTTATTATCTTTAAAAGCAATGACAAAATATTCAGGATGGCAGGTAATTACCCTGATCAATCAGTTTATAATGTTAGCGATAACGCCCATTGCCAAAACCAGTATTGTGTTGTTCAGTCTGGTAACAATGCTTATTTTTATGGGCGTAACGGTTTTAAAGATTTAGGGACCGTTGTTGAATATGGCTCCATTAAGGCGAGTAATATTGGTGCTAAAATGGACAAGGTTGCTTCTAGTAATTCATCTGCTAGATTGTGGCACTTGCCTAGTTTGGGGCAAATATGGATTAAAGCAGATAATAGTGGCAAGGTGTATGTTTATAATAGCAACTATGGTTCGTATAGTGTTCGAAAGTTTAATAGCGCGATCAATGACGTTGCGGTGTTTCAAAACGTAATATATATTGCCAAAGGCAAAAAAATATACGCTTTAAATCCATATGGAGATACCGAGGATGATAGTAATGTTATTTCAACGTACAAGTCAAAACGATTTGTAAATAAAAATAAAAAAGTTATTAAAAGAATTATGGTTGAGCTTTATTGCCTAAAAGATGGGGTATGTTCAATCGAAATCGGTAAATATTCAGAGACCTTCTCGATAGTATCTAATTCACCTATTATTTATCAAAATACGGAAGAAATATATAACAATACAGCCTGTATATGGAATGAAGGTTTAAATGTCATTGACCGCAGAACTAATTTTACAGAGCGTGATTTTGACATAACAGTTAAAATCACAAAAGGGTTAGCGAAAATAAGAAGTATCACATTGGAGGTGGCCGAATTATGAGTTATTCCCCAGGATTCCCTATTGACAATTCCGAGGGTGGAGACAACATATATGTACAAGCTGAAAAGTTAAAGCAAGAGGTTATCCTGCTTTATGCTTGTCTAAATGATATATTGAACACGCAAGTGCCAACACTATTGGAAAATTTTAATGCGGATAAGGTTGATAATAAACATGCCACAAATACGGCGAATAATCTTCCTGTGCTAAATGCAGAAGGAAATTTGACCGTTGATACTACAGGGACAGCGTACAATATCCCAACTGGTAATGTTGGCGGCAATATATGGATTGAATAGGATGGTGATTACGTGAATATCCATGTTTATGGTGGGACCCCTACTGCTGGCGGTACGAATGGAACATTACTCAGCGAGGAAATATCCTCTACATTGACGGTTGCGGCTTCTATTGGTGACTTAACAATCACGGTAGAGGACGCAACCAATTTTTATGCCGATTTGGTACTCAGAATAGAAACGGAAGTAGCAACTGTATCCAGTGTGGATTATAGCACGAATGTAATTACGCTGACTGCGGTATTGACAGTAGCTCATAATTTGGGAAAGACAGTAATTAATACTGCATCAGATTCCGCACCGATAACTTCTACGGATAGTGTTGTTGCTGGAAATGAATCAGGAATAATCACATTGGCGATTAGAACAGAAACAGGATACGCAACTAGCGGTACTACATCCATTACCCCATCGGGCACAACTTCGGATGAATGGCAATTATCCTTAAATGGTACAACTTGGTTAGACTATGGCGTAGCATTGACGATAACATCAATTATTACAGCAGTTAACACTTTATTTTATGCTAGATATAAGG